CACAATTATATACTACCCAGGTGCTTATTCGGCCTGTTGTGATATGCTGAACTATGCGATTAGTATTGCCGTAAAGAAAGTAATGAGCAAACACACTATTGTTTTCTTCTGCCCAATCTTCCATTGTCTTAATACTGCGCTCTAATGCGTCCTGTGCATTTTCTTTACGCAAATAATTAAATAAAAATTCTTCATAGATACTATCTTTGCACCAGTAGTCTAATTTTTTATTACTTTCTATTACGTGGTTGATAAATCCACTAACATTGATAGCACGTATGTTAACTAGGTGTCTACCAAACTTAACGAACGCATTATAATATGGTGATTCTGAAAAGTCTTGGTAATTTTTAAACTTTGCACTTCCTTGCGTTAATTCATAAAAACGCAAATAAGCTTGCAAGCCTAATTGTACACTTACCTCACTTTCTTGTTGTGCTCTACGTTTTGGTTCACATATATGTGCTGCTAAAGTACTTTCTTTACGAAAACTTTTATTACAGTACCTGCATTTATACTCTTTTTGCTCCATACTATTATTAGTTATAGCATTAATAATAACATCTCGTAATTGATTCACAATATATCTTTTTCTGTAATACCGTGTTCCTCTAACAACTTCTTAATTTCTTGTTTAGTTGTTATGCTGGCCAAGAATTCTATTTCATCTTTTTTACGTAGCGGATATAATTTTGCTAATAATTTTGTATTATTGTTTTTACTGGCATTTTTTTTCTTGAAACCAATCCATTGGTGGAAATGCTTTCCCATGCCCGGGCTTACTGTACATAACAATTGCCATATTAATTTTGGATGTTTAGCTAAATCAAAGTACATAATATTAACGTTTTGATTTGTTGCTAACAAGTAGTAAGAAGCTAAATCTTTACTACCTTTTACTATGCTCATGTATCTGTTTAATAAGAATGGGCTTAATTGCTTTTGCTGATCATGCGTAAGCCTATCATAAAAACTCATGTCCTTATTGTCAAGAGCACCAAGTATTGTATTAAGTGGTAATTTTATTCCCATGAAAACTCGTCAACAGTATACAAACTATACGTTGCTGTAAGTTCGTCACCTGCTTTTATATCACAACTTGTTGACAAATATTTTACTGGTATTTGATGCCAGTATCCATTTAACACAATACAGTTTGGGTCGTCCGAGTGATTATAAAACGCACCTAATGCTGTTCGTATATAACCATGAGGAAAATTTTTATTAGAAACGTGTGCAATACCCAAAATTGTGTTTGCTTTAAAATCTTTTGTTGCTACTACACCTAATCCATCAATACCACTCTTAGTTATAGTAAGCCCGTCGGGCAAAGGTCTATACATTATATTTTACCATGCTTTAGTAATATCTACAACTTCATTTTGCTTATTAATTTCTTTCGCAGCGTACACAACTTTTGGCTTTTCTCCTAGTTCAAGTGGAATAGCTAAAATTTGGCCTTGTTTAAGCTTCGGAAAAAACCACTTAACATCACTATAAAGATCGACAAGATTAATAGGTAAATATTCTGGTAGGTAACTACTAATAGGATTAAAGCTAAACGCTTTAAATCCTCTTTCATTAAGACTACTTACGTCAATCATTTCTAAATCACCTACTTCTTTTTCTCCTGCCAGTATTTTCCAATCAACGGGTAACCGAATTATATGACCAGCAATATTTAAAACTAACGCCGGACTATTAAAACTTTCTAGGAAAATTAACGGTATAAAAAAATGGTCCGGATTGCTAGGATCACTATTATCTAGTATAGCAAAACGCAAATCATCTACCTCCTCCGGAATCTCATTCATTTCGAACGCTGTGTTTTCTAATGTAAGTATTCGAATTTTCTTCTCCTTATTATTTCCAATCTATTTTTTCGACAGTAAATGGGTATGCCGCCTCCCTGTAAAAATTTTTTCTTTTCGTAAGATGCCTCTTCGCGAACCTGCATGTAGAGGTGATATCCCATATCTGCACGAAGTTTTTATCCTCGGCTTTTCTAATGCCTCTTCCGATGCTTTGGATAACTCTGATGAAACTTTTCCCTGGTTCCAATAATACAAGATTAAATATACGAGGAATATTAATACCAACACTGGCAACGCCATAAGTCGCAATAATAACTTTATTGGAGCTAATAGCCACCTCGTCATAATGATCCCGACGCTCTTGTGTCTTTGTGCTACCCGAGATAAAAACGGAGCTCGAAATCCGCGTTTGTAATTCTTTTCCTGCATTAATTCTATTTACTAATACTAATGTGTTACCGCTATTTTTAATCTGGTTAATTAATTCTGCAATATAATTAAGCCTGTCTTCTTGTAATAGTAAGTATTTAAGCTCGCTTTGATAATTCTTATATTCAACTAAGTCTATTAATTGTAACACCTTTACTTCACAATTTGCAAGAACTCCTTTATCTTGTAGCTCTTTTGCTGATATTCGATTAACAACAGGGCCAAGGCTACACAATAAACTTATACGTTCAAAATCTTCCTTTGGTATTGTACCTGTCAGTCCCCAACGCATAGGTATTCGGCTCATTACACCGGTTAATAACGATTTTAACGCCTCTGCTTTTGCCTGGTGTACTTCGTCAACTATTACACATACAACATCCTCTAAAAATTCTTGTATAGTAATTGGCGCTTGTTGGTTCTTAGTATTTTTAAGTAGTATGTTTAAGCTTTGCCATGTACAAATAGTGTGCTTGCAACCAAATTCTTTACGATCACCATAAAATACACCCACATCTAGGCCTAAGTTAATGTAGTCATCCTCTGTCTGTATTACAAGGCTTTTATTGGGTACAATAACAATTGTGCGGCCGTGCTCTTCGCATTTGTGACTTAATACGGCAGTTATTAGAGTTTTTCCCGCTCCAGTTGCTACTTCTTGTAAACACTGTGAATTTTCAATAAAGTTGTTAATAACATCTACTTGATAATCGCGAAGTACTATAGGTTCACCTGCTATTGGGTGTCCTATAGGCCATACTTTGTTACTATAACTGTCTTGATCTACAGAAGTTAAGTTATAATCTACTTGGTAATCGCGGGCATCGTTAAGATTTACATTATAACCGTCACTTTGCAATATAGGCAATATTTCTGGAAGCAAATTAATATGAGTATCGCCACCCAATTGAAAAAATGCTATTTTGCCGTCCCAACGCCCCAATCGCACAGATGGCATGAAACGAGCACCAGGAATTTCAAACTTAAATTTTTTATTAAGCTTGCGCCGTGTATCTAAGTCCAGGCCTTCTATTTTGACGTTAACTTCGTCTTTAACGTGTAGTACGCAAGATTTCATTTAGTTCCACATTCCATTGCACATTTTTCAAAACAGTGTTTTGTATTCCAAGAATTTTCAATATAAGCATAATTGTCTAGTTGTTTTTGTAATGTTTTTCCTTGCGGTTTATGCTTATCTAAATTGTATGCACCAAAGTAACAGCAAGGTCTAATTTCACCCAACACATTTATATAAATCCAACCTCGCCGTTTTATTTCACAGTCTATTTTATAATTACTATACTCTGTATTCAGTTTAACAGGATTTTCCAATAAACTCAACTCAAAATCTATATTAAAATCTTTTTTAATTTCTCTATTGTGTGGTTCTAAATAGCCAATTTGTTTACCTGTGTTGTCTAATATTGGTCCAGAATTTCTGCCGTCTTCCTTTGTTACAAAATCAAAAAACCCCAGTTGCTTGCTTAACTCTCTTGCTTGTTCCACCTGCCCAATGTTATGTTTAAATAAAATATACTGCCAAACTGCTTTACCGCCGGCTCCTATAAAAGTTTTTGCTCTGGTTATTAAATTATCCCATTTAACATCTTGCCTATAAATGTGATTTGTATCTTTTAACCCATCTATCCCAAAAATTATTGTAACATTTTTCTTGGCTAATTTTACAAAGGTATTCAAGTTTCCAATACTACCGTTTGTAGAAATAACATTATGGTATTTTTCATCAACAAAATCATTTATGCTAGGATGCATCATAGGATCGCCATAATTACCGCAAAAATTTATATGTTGCAGATTTGGCAACTTATTAATTATGTACTTAAATTTGTCTAAATCTAAATGTAATTCAGAATGTTTTAGAATGTTCCAACCACGAAAATTTCTTACACATTCTGGGCATCTTGCGTTGCAGTAAGAAGATACTTCTACATCTATACATTTTATTTTGTCAACTGTTATCATACATTAACTTCGTCAGATATATCTAAAAATTTCATCCGCTATTAGCTTATGTCCTTCTTCAAGAGGGTGACCATGTGGGCCGCGCGCGGCCGCATATGCCCATTCAACAAAACCGTCGCTAGGATATCCTATAAACTTATTAGTATTTAAACGATCTAGCCATAGTTTTAATTTAGAATTATTAATATATTTTTTAAACAACTGTTGATTACCAAAAGCACTACAAAACCAGTAATCAATATTGTTTGCTTTAAGCACATCTTGTAAAGCTACCATATATGATAATGTTCGCAAAAACTGATGCTCTTCATCACTATAATAGGAATATAGTTCTTTAAACCAGGTACTCATTTGCACCCAGCCCGGATTTACTTGTATTACACCTTTGTGGTGATTATAACGCTCAGATACAGTAATAGGTCGTTGTGTGTATAATTCGTAACGTCCACTATCACTCCATGCAACAATCATATGAGTAGCTTGTGGCGCAAGTTCTACAGCCCGCCTAAAAGTATATTCGTTACTTGCTCCACGAAGTCCGTGATTTTCATAGCCAATAAGACCGGGCCATGCTTTGCTACGGTCTTCTAACTCTTCTCCGTATGTAAAACTATCTCCAATAGCAACTTTCATATATTTTCCACTATTAGTTTGTATAAAGTAACATAACTATATTATAACATAGAAATAGGCGGCGAATCTATTTCTAAATTCGCCGCCTTAACCAGCTTGCGATTGGAGGAGAGGAGGAGCAGTATCGCAGCCAGTTATTCCTTAAGAAATCGTTACCGAGTAACGACTGCTAAAAGCGAGAGTGTCAACTTTTTTAGCATCAAGTGTGCTACCAATAGCAAACTCAGTGCCAGCGTCAACAGTTTTAATAACCTCATACTCCGTCATACCAATAGATCGGAATTGTTTGAGAAAGACTTTTCTTGTCTTTGTATTAGCCATAATTCTTATCCTTATTCTAGAGTTATTATTAACTACGCTTCATGCAAGTGTTTTCAGCAAGCGCCTTCCACTTCTTCGAAATCTTCTTAAGGTCACCGATTTTTAGCGCCATCCGCAAGCTTACTTCCCGAAATTTATTTTTGTTTTTATACATAAAGTCCAGGATTTCCTTCTCGTCTTTCTTACTGAACTTGTACCCCTGGAACAAGTCGCCCTTGCGAGCAATTTGCTTAATCCGCAAGAGCTTATCCCGCATTGTATCTAGTGTTAAGTCCAAGTAATGGCACCGGCTCTGCAGAGCAGCTAAGTGATCTTGCAATTTCTTGCTCTTAATATGTTCAAACTTCAGATTAGTAATGAAGCAAATACTACCTGCGAAGTTGAATGAATCCGGAATGCCTTCGTTTGACAACTTAGCACTATCTGCGTTCCAGCAAATCTTGCGCTTCTTGCCGCTATCGAGCGCGGCCTTTAAAATATTCAGTGACAGATCATCAAAGAATACTGTGTCACAATCGTCAAACACTAAAACGCTTCCAGCGGCAGCAAACTTGTACAGTTTGCAGTACAAACCAAGAGCAGTCATAGCCCCCTTAACAACTTCAAACTTG